CTACAGCAGCACCGAGTACCAGAAGAGACGGCCAATTATCTCGACATCATCAATATCAGCCTCTTCGTCTGGGTAGGAGTCGTTGTTGTAACTGCGGATGATCAGCTTCCCACCTGGCTTACGATACAGTTGTTTAATGCGCTTGAGTTGACCATTCCCGCCATCTGTCTGACCAATGGCATACAGTTTCCCATCAACTATGCGTTTGTTGTTCGTATCGACGGCTACAGTCGTACCATCCGGTATCACAGGTTCCATGCTGTCGCCAGTAGCAGGGAAACACAGGATGCCAGACCCATCAGTGTTAGCTCCAACGCGGCGGAGGGTTGCCTTTGAGAACCTGAGCTTAAAACCATTGTGATCTTCGCTGTGTACGCGTCCATCGCCACACGCAAATTCAATATCCTTAAGAAACGGCACTTCAACCTCGTCAGCAGGAAGCGGTGTGTTTTTGTCCCAAGCGTCAACAGTTCCCCACTCGGATTCCGGCGGGATAGAAGATTCCCTGTGCAGTTCAGGCTCAGGATCATTCCTTCCGTATTCCAGCCACTCAGGGCGAACCCCAAGCCAGCGGCTAAGTGCAAGGATATTGGTTTGGTCTGGTATTGCTGATGCGTTAAGCCACTTCCAGATCCCGGGCTCAGATACAGCAATCCCCTGGGACTTCATAGCTTCCCTGATCCTGCCAGCCTGCCCACGCCCACCCACGCCAGCATCAAGCAATGCAGCGCGAAGTCTCTTCGAAAACTCTTCTTTTAAATCGTCTTTTTTAACCATGTGTTAATTATCAATTAGAGTTGACATAACTGTCAGTTAAGATATAACCTTAACTCGTAGTTAATATAGTTAACGGGAAACACTATGAACCCAATGCAATTTGCAATCGAAGCTGTAGGCGGACAAACCGCAGCGGCACGCCTATGTGGTCTGTCGAATGTTGCTATTCACAAGTGGGTAAAGAACGCGGCATTGCCTCGCACCGAGTACACAGAGAAAACCAACTATTCACAGCTTTTGGCTGACGCATCAAAAGGGCAGTTTACGGCGGAGTGGCTACGTCAAGCCGCAAACCCCGATCGAACTAAACATGGATCACATGCCGCCTGAGGGCGGCCCTAACTAAAAATCACAGGAAGTATCGCAAATGGAAACCTTAACGACACGCAACAAAGCGGAGGCACGACGAATTGAGAGTTGGGTGCAGCGTCAAATCGCAGATCTGGGTACCGCCCGGATAGCCGAAGTAGCTGGCATCAACAAATCCACAGTCAGCCGGTGGCGGGAGAACCTGGTACCGAACATGTCGCTGCTGCTGGCCATCCTGATTTCTAACCGGGATGGAGTGAAGGGAGATTTTGAAGCATGAACGCAGAAAGGGCGAAAGCCGAGGTGCTGTAACACCAACGGCTTTCAGGTGGAATTAACTGGATCAATTCACAGGAGCAATTATGGCAAACACTGCCGAAGTAATCAATTTCCCTGTGCCTGACGTGGCACCTAAGGAGCCGCGCGTGGCAGATCTTGATGATGGCTATACGCGCATCGCCAATGAACTTCTGGAGGCTGTCATGCTGGCTGGATTGTCTCAGCATCAGCTGCTGGTCTTCATGGCAGTAATGCGCAAAACATACGGTTTCAACAAAAAGGCAGACTGGGTAAGCAATGATCAGTTATCTGCCCTGACCGGCATCCTCCCACACAAATGCTCTGCTGCTAAAAGCGCGTTAGTTAAGCGCGGGGTATTTACCCAAATCGGGCGAACTGTGGGGATTAACAAAGCGGTCAGCGAATGGGTGAAATTACCCAAATCAGGTAACGAAAATAAAGTTTACCTGAAAGAGGTAAATTTACCCGTATCAGGTAAGAAATGTTTACCCGAATCAGGTAACGACACTTACCCAAATCAGGTAAACACAAAAGACAAACATACAAAAGACAATAAAGACAATATTAATAAACCCCCTAAATCCCCCAAACCGGCTTCGTTCGATCCGGCCGGTGTTGAGCTTCCTGAATGGCTGTCAGTTTCAGTCTGGAAGTCATGGGTCGATTATCGTCGCGACCTGAAGAAACCGATCAAGTCTCAGCAGACGGTTACCCAGGCCATCAACCTGCTCGAGCGTTGCAAGTGCAGCGGATATCAGCCTGAAGAAATCATCAACCAGAGCATTGCGAACGGCTGGCAGGGATTGTTTGAGCCTAAGGGCGCCAAGCAGCCTTCCCGTGTTCCGTCTCGCGTATCTGAGAACTTCGCTGGCAAGGACTATGGCCAGACTGAAATCCCATCATGGGCGAGGGACTGAGTATGGAACTGCTCGAAAAAATCGACGCTATCGAAAAAATGCTGGAAGTTCTCAGCAGGCCGCCAGAGCAACTCCCTAACTGCGAGACAGTCTGTGAAATGGTGCTTTGCGAGAAACACGGCGAATACGAACAGCGTAAACGCGTGCTTACCAGAAGCCTGATCAAGCTGCCGTCACCGCCGACTCGTTGTCCGGGCTGCCTGCGCGATGAGTTGACCTTCTTGTATGACGAGAAAAAGCGTTGGGAAGACCGCACGCGCCAGCAGAACATCGATCGCTTGCTGCGCCAGCTTGAAATCCCTGAGCGCTTTGTTACGTGCACACTGGAAAACTATCAGCCGGTTGGAAAAGAGTCAGAGCGCGCGCTGCGGGTTTGCCAGGCATATGCCGCGAAGTGGCCCGAGCGGCTGAAGCAGGGGGGCGGGCTGGTGATGTGCGGAAAGCCTGGAACCGGTAAAAACCACCTCGCCCTGGCCATCGCCCGCTACGTCATCGAGAACCACCAGAGCCCGGTAATTTTCACCACAGCGCTGAAGATTGCCCGTGAGTTCAAATCAACGTGGTCGAAAACAGCGACGCGCTGCGAGAACGACGTTATTTCGCACTTCACCACTCCGGACCTGTTGATCATCGATGAGGTTGGCGTCCAGTTCGGCAGCGAGGCCGAGAAGCTGATTATGTTCGAAATCATCAACACCCGGTACGAGAGGATGAAGCCGACCATTCTGATCAGCAACCAGACCAAAGAAGAACTGGCGGCGTTCGTGAGTGAGCGCGTTATTGACCGCATGAGCGATGGCGGCGGGTGCACGCTGTCATTCACCTGGGATTCTTACCGTTCCAAGGGGGCAGCATGACCATAACAATCCGTGAGCAGGTGCTGGCAGCCCTGCGCAATAACCCAGGCCTGAACAACGCCAAACTGGCAGGGCTTATCGGCATGGACACCAAAAAGATATCCGGGACGATTAGCACGCTGCTGGCCGACGGTCTGATCAGCTGCGAAGGAAAATACGGCCAGCGCCTGTACAGCCTGACCAGTTACGGAATGCGCTTCGCCCCTGACACGATACCGGGCATGAAGCAGGGTAAGACGAAGTTAATTCAGCGGACGGACACGAACGTGATCTGCCAGGAGTGCCGCAATAGCGCGGCGATGAAGCGAGTATTGATGGTCTGGGGGAGAGTGACAGCATGATTACCGAAAAAGACAATGTTTTTTACTGCGACTGCGGATTTTCTTTCCAGAGAAATCGCAGTGGCGCGCATGACTGTGCTGATGGTCTGCGCAATAAATTGGCCGAGTCTGAGGCCAGATGCGCGGCGCTGGCTGCGGAAGTGTACGACCTGAAGCATCCTGGAACTTACCTGCCATCGAAACGCGAAACGCCTGCTTTAGACGCTTTCCTGGCTGAAGTGCGGGCGCAGGGTGTTGAGATGTTTGCAGATGACCTACTTTGTCCAGACCTTGATAGCACTATCCGTGAGTTTGCCGAACAGCTTCGCAAAGGAGTGCAGTCATGAGCATTCTGGACATTCTAAACACTGGCCTCGCTCTGATGGGGTGGTTATTCATCATGTTCAAAACGGGCCAGTGGTTTATCTCCATTGCGCTAAAGCAGTGGGATAAGCGTAGAAAGCTATCTCGTAGACAGAAGGCAGTAAACGAATTTTACGATGCGTTTGACCTGTCCAGCATCGAACCAGGAACAACGGTGCGCCTGGCGACTAAAGGCGATCTGACAATCATGATGTATCGCGCAGAAGGAGCCGCCCAATGAGCAGCATCAACAAACAGTCCGTGCAAGCAGTCGCCGATTTGAAAGCTGGTTACACCCTCGGGCACGCTGACATTGAAATCATACAGCAGATGGCTCTTGACGCGGTGACGCTGCTGGATGAGCTGGAAGCCGCAGAGAAGCGGATTGCTGAACTGGAGGCGAAGCTCGATACCGCAGATGAATTGCAAGACAGCGCGTTCCGTCATGGTCTCCAGCATGGTTTTAGTTACGGTCAGACAGATGATCAAGCAGGATTTGAACAAGCCATCCAGGCGTATGGGCAGCAGTGGAAAGGAGAGTGAGTATGAAATACGAAATCCCGGAATCAGAAGATATTGAATGGCAGCAGGCTATGCTGCGTGAAATAGACAGCTCCCTTGACGTCTTGCGTGATGAGCATGAGCACGCAGTGGTGGTTGAAGAAATCATCAATGATATCACCGCGAGAATAGCATCACTCCGCGCGTACTCTGGATACTGAGGACTAACCCATGAGCACTATTACCAAAGAACGACTGGAGCAATTAGCAAATTTCCGTGGTGCACCTGTCACTCGACAGGAAGAGCAGGAGCTGGCACGTATCGCGCTGGCATCGCTCGAAGCGGAGCCGGTGGCGTGGCTACTGTCAGGCGGCGGCGCAAAAAACAACGTCAGCTTCGATAGTGGCAATGCTTATGCCGACCCGCTGCGAGAAGTAACGCCGCTTTACACCGCCCCGCCAGCGCCGGTATCTGTGCCTGATGCGATGGAAATGGATGATGACTTTGACAGCGCGTTTGAACACGGAAAAGCTGTCGGCTGGAACGCCTATCGCGCAGCCATGCTTCAGTCGTTCGGTAATTCCGAACAACTCAACTCTCCGGTTATTCCGGATTGCTGGCGCCGAACCTGCAGACCAATAACGCTTAGGGACATGCGCTTCGTCGTTTGCCCTGAATGCGGTAACAAGCGCTGCCCTCATGCCAATGACCACCGTAATGCATGCACCGGAAGTAATGAGCCAGGGCAGGAAGGTAGTGCGTATCCAGCAGCGCCGCAGCAGGAGGTAGAAAGCCAAATCAGGAAGGGTAAGACTGTGGCCATGGAAGAGTGGGAACTGGGGGCGAGGTTAACTAAGCATAGATTCAAACCATAGCTACCATACAAGCGAAATGGGAATCCCCATATCGACAGCCAGGGCCTCTCCGGAGGCCTTTTTCTCGCGTTGATTTTGTTGAATCAACCGTCCATAATCATGTCATCGGAGCCTGAACAACTCCGGTGACTTCTGCGCATTTAAGGGGACTTAAATGCGACCACAATCTGAACTCCTCACCTTGTCACAGATGCAGAAATGCACCTGCGATTTTCTTCATTCTGCGTTACCTCTCGGAGGTGGCGTATGAGACAGCACTACTGCATCGTCAACGACACCGTTAAAGAGAACCTCATCGCGTACATTCGCACCCTTCCAGTAAACCCTCGCGCGCCGATGGTGGTCGAGGCCCGGGAAGAGACCCGCACAGACAAGCAAAATCGTCTTATGTGGCCATTGCTGAAGGACCTGTCTGACCAGGTTGTCTGGCACGGCGAAAAGCTGACCCGCGAAGAGTGGAAGGACCTCATCACCGTTCTTGTAAACCAAACGCAAGACCAGGAACAGAAATCCGCGCCGGGCATCAACGGCGGCCGCGTTTATTTCGGCGTCCGCACATCCAAATCCAGCAAGCGCTACATGGTCGACGTCATCGAGGCGATTTACTGGTTTGGTACCGACCGCGGCGTGAAGTTCTCCGAGGCGTCCAGTAAGCGCATTGCCTGGGCGCAAGAGTGGAGGGCTTCCCGTGGGTAATCCTCTCGCACGCGTTATCACGAACGAAATATTCCGCGTCCCGGCGCGCCGCAAGCGTAAGCCCGCGGTTAAGCCGTCTGACATCCCTACCTTGAAAGGCTATACCGCCCGCCTGGTTGATCAGAAATGGCTGCGTCTCGCGGCGAGGAGAGGTCATGCGTAAACCAACCCGTCGCACCTGCAAGGTCTGCAAACAGAAGTTCACCGCCACCTTCGACAACGTCTGGTGGTGCTGTCCTGAGCATGGCGCCATCTACGCGCTGGAGTTGCGGGCAAAGCAGAAGGTAAAAGAGGCCGCTAAGCGCATTAAGGAGCAGAAGGAGGCCGAGAAAGCAGGGTGCAAACGCCGCAAGGCCAAGCGCGAGTCATTCAAGTCCAAATCCCAGTGGGATAAAGAGGCTCAATCAGCTTTCAATCGCTACATCCGGATCCGCGATGAAGGTAAGCCATGTGTCAGTTGCGGCAATCCACTCATCGGCAAAAGCAATTACCTGACTGGCAGCGCCATTGACGCCAGCCATTACCGTTCACGCGGAGCTGCCTCACACCTCAAATTCAACGTGTTTAACGTCCACTCAGCGTGCACTCGGTGCAATCGTCAATTGAGCGGTAATGCCGTCGAGTATCGTATTCGGCTGATTGAGCGTATTGGCTTGGAGCGCGTCGAACGTCTTGAATCAGACAACGAGCCGAGCCGGTTCGATATCCCATATCTGAAGCGCATCAAATCCATATTCACCCGCAAAGCCCGGTCGCTGGAGAAGCGCCGCGCACGTCAACAGGAGCACGCAGCATGAGCAAAATACAGTACCCAATGACTACCGCTGCTGTCTTTGATGACGTGGTGTATCCGATCCATCTTGATGGCGCTCACCAGATAGAGCGCGAGGTATCCGGCGCAATCAATTGGTTTTGTCGCTGGAACAATGAGGAAAAAGTTGTAGTGAAAGCGCACGTCCTTTTCAGTTGCTGGGGCCTTTACCTGACGTACGAACAGCTAATGGCGGAGGCAGCATGAACCACGCCGATTTCCTGCGGTACCAGGCAGAAAGCGTTAAGCGCGCCAACATGCCACCAGTAGCAAAGCACAGCCAGACCAAAACAAACCAGCCACATAAGGAAGCCGCATGAACAGTCAGCAACTGGAATACGTACGTCAGCAGCTCATTGTGGCGACCGCAGATCTGAGTGGGGCGACGAAAGGGCAGTTGGTAGCTTTCGCCGAAAACGCGCAGTTCACCGCGACGGCGCGCAGTCGGGGACGGAAGAAAATAACCGACCCGGTCACCGGCCGGAAGGTTAACCCCGACGGCCCGGCGATGAGCGGCAGCCAGTCCCGAGCTAAGGGCTCATCTATCGCGCTGGTGGGCCCGGTAGAATTCGGTACCGCGTCATGGCGCCGCGCCGTGCTGTCACTGGAAGAGCATCAGAAGGCATGGCTGCTCTGGAACTACAGCGAGAATATTCGCTTTGAGTACCAGGTGGCGATTACCCAATGGGCATGGGCAGAGTTCCGGGAGCAACTCGGCGCGAAGAAGGTGGCCGGCAAGACGATGGAGCGACTGAAGAAGCTTATCTGGCTGGCGGCGCAGGACGTCAAAGCAGAGCTGGCAGGGCGTGATACGTACGAATATCAGGCGCTGGCGGACCTGGTTGGCGTAACACCAAAGAACTGGTCAGAGACCTTTACGGACCGATGGGTAGAGATGCGCCGCATCTTCCTGCGCCTGGATAGCGGAGCTTTATTGCAGGTTACGCGATCACGTTCACAACAGAAGGCGACAAATTTAGATTTGAGAGGATATAAGTAATGGACCAAGAAACTCTTAAATCTATTCTTAAATACGACGCCTTTTCTGGTTTGTTTTCATGGGCAGTGAAAAGGCAGAAGGTGGTTGTAGGAAGCGTTGCTGGAAGCAAAAATTCTCTTGGCTATGTGCAAATAAAAATTTCTGGGAAACTTTATCATGCTCATCGCCTTGCATGGCTCTACGTGTACGGATATATGCCAGAAAAAGAGATCGATCACATAAACAGAATAAGAGACGACAACAGGATTGCCAATCTTAGAGAAGCAACCAGCCAACTTAACTCTCTTAACACTGGTATCTATAAAAATAACACATCAGGTAGCAAGGGTATTTATTACAACAAAAGAGCAAAAAAGTGGCAGGCACAGATTCTCATCGATGGAAAGCGGGAGTATTTAGGTCTCTATGATGATTTAAAAAGAGCCGATATAGCATTTAGACTTGCTAATCACTTCAGACTTGCAAAACTGGATTGAAACGCATATATTTCATGTAAATCTGATATCGTCGCCATAGCTTCGTAGGTCGACAAAGAATTAACAGCCTCGCCATCGTGCGGGGCTTTTTTATTTGCGGTACGCCGCACTCAGAACCCACTGCCTGGGACCCTTCGGCCAGAGAGCCGACATTGTCTTACCCTCATCTTCCCGGCCTGTCGTCGGGTTTTTTTTTCGCGCTTCGCATGCGCTCCCCATTAACGTCGAACCGTTCACTTTGAAATGAGCCTTTGAGGAAGTCAGCTAGTGCTGGCGAGCCTCGACGGGCTGATTTCCTATGCGGCAAAGGTTCATCTCAAAGAAGGCAAACGCCATGTTAAAAGATCCTTCCAAGGAAGAGATTGAAAAATACTTCTTTTGCGACCCAGATGTCGGGAGCATTGTCAGGATAGCCAACTCAAGTACAGCAAAGGCCGGGGAAAACCCAATTTATGTTAACAAGTGTGGTTACCACATGGTCAGCGCTCTGGGTCAGGTGATTGGCCTACACCGAATAGTTTGGATCGTGGCGAAGGGATCTATCCCTGAAGGTATGGAAATTGACCATATCAACGGCGACAAGAGCGACAACAGAATTACAAATCTGCGCCTTTGTACGCCAACACAGAACAGGCAAAACAAGACCAAATATAAAAACAACAAATCTGGCTTTAAGGGTGTCCATTTCGAATCCTCTCCACGGATTAAAAGACCATGGCGAGCAAGGATTGTTGTTAATAAAAAGGCTATCAGCTTGGGAAACTTTATGACCAAGCATGAGGCTCATGAGGCCTATCAAGAAGCAGCCAAAAAATACTTTGGCGAATTCAACAGGTCATAACTTCAGGCCGCAGACAATCAATTCCAGATGCCACGTAGCTACCGTGTCTGACGGCCTTTCCCACTACACGAACAGCACCCGCAAACTACGCGAGGTGAGAGCATGTATCGCATGGAAAAAATAACCACTGGTGCTGCCTATGGCGCTTCAGCCGGGAGCATCCTAAACGGCATGTTGAATGCCTACAGCCCCGAGCAGTGGAACGCTATCGGCGTGCTGGTGGGTATCATCATTGCCGTACTGACGTATCTGACGAATCTCTATTTCAAGATCCGCGAAGACAACCGCCGCAGCAGGAGCCGAGATGAACCCGACACTCAGGAATAAGCTGGTGGGTGCCATTGTTGGCGGATCCGGAGCCATCACCATTGCGGCAGTAATGCTTGGAAATGCGGATGGGCTGGAAGGGCGGCGCTATTACGCCTATCAGGATGTGGTCGGCGTCTGGACTGTTTGCGATGGTCACACCGGCGCCGATATTCGCCGTGGCCACCGCTACACAGACAAAGAGTGCGACACCCTGCTGAAGGCAGATCTGCGAAAGGTGGCAAATGCCATCGACCCGATGATCAAGGTTCGCATCCCTGAGCCTACCCGCGCCGCACTTTACTCATTCACCTACAACGTTGGCTCTGGTGCCTTCGCCAGCTCCACGCTGCTGAAGAAGCTGAACGCCGGAGATGTGACAGGTGCCTGCAAAGAACTGCAGCGCTGGACGTATGCCGGTGGCAAGCAGTGGAAGGGGCTGATTACTCGGCGCGAGATTGAGCGTGAAGTTTGCGAGTGGGGCCAGAAATGAGCCGATTAACCGCAATCATCTGCGCTGTCGCTATCTGCCTGCTCGTTTCCATGGCCTGGACGATTAACCATTACCGCGACAACGCCATCACCTACAAAGACCAGCGCGATAAGGCAACGGTCAGGGCAGACACATCGGAGGCGATCACCAGCAACGTGATCACCACGATGAACCTCATCCGTGACATCTCACAGGCTACCCAGAATGCAAAGAACGAACTGGCCAAAAAAGGCGAAACGCGCATTGTCTACATCAGGCAGGCGCTTGAAGGCGATCCGTGCGCTAACCAGCTTGTTCCTGCTGCCGCTGCTGACAGCCTGCGGGAACACGAAAACAGTTTACGTTCCGGCCCCAGTGGTGCCGATAAGCGCTGACCTGACCGCAGATACGCCGATCCCCGGAATGATGGTTCCGTTCACGTGGCAGGCAAGTCTGGAGTTAAACGCTCAGCTCTATACGGCGCTGGGGCAGTGCAATCTGGATAAGGCGGCAATCAGGAAAATCGAATCATCAAGAGCCTCGCAATAGCGGGGCTTTTTTATGCGCATCTCACGCGCACATCAACGAGAGCCTTTCAGTAAGCGAGCCTGAGAAAAGCCGTTATAGGTGGCGACCTCTCTCGGGCGGCTTTTCTGTGAGACAGGCTCACTTTCTAAAAGGTAAAGACGCTATGAATAATCCGTCAGTTATTCCGGCCTTCGACTTCCGCGAAATGGTCACGACCCTCGACAACAAGATAATCACCACATCACTCAAGGTGGCAGATTACTTTGGCAAGCGACACAAAGACGTTTTGCGTGCCATACGTAACCTGAAATGCTCCGATGACTTCACCCAGCGCAATTTTGCGCCCATTGATTTAATTGACAAAAATGGCGATGTTCAGCCTATGTATAACATCACCCGCGACGGATGCATGATGCTAGTGATGGGATTCACTGGCAAAACAGCTGCCGCAGTGAAGGAGTGTTACATCAATGCCTTCAACTGGATGACCGAGCAGCTAAACCGGCGCATGGCGATGGGTGAAGAATTGCAGCATCGCTACGCCATCAAAGAAACGCGCTCAAAGCTGAAAGGCACGATCGGAAGCCGTTTGATGAACGAGCGGAAGAAAGAGAAGCGCGTCCTGGAGCTCGAACATGAGCACATCATGCAGGTAACGCAGCCGGAATTACTTATTGGCTGATCGCGGCATTACAGAAGCCCTTCATTGATGGGCTTCGATAATGACAAGCAGAGGTAAATTATGATTGGCACCCTAACCTATAAAATGACACTTCGCCCATACATGAAGCCCTTGCTGTTTGTCGCGGCAATGACTAACTGGCACTGGTTAACCGATATCTGCTTCAAGAAAGAGATTGTCGCAGAAGGCGCGAAGGTGGAGCTAAATGGCTGACATCTACCAAATCACGCTAACCACCCAAACAGGCGAAACCTTCACGGGCAAGATGTCACGACGTCAGCCTGAGCTGGTTAATGGCTTCGTGCCGCTGGCGACCGAGACGGGACAGTGGCTGTATTTCGCGCCTGCCGATGTAAAACGCGTGGAGTTTACGCCAGTGCCGGCAGAGCAGTCCGAGCCGCCAGCAGAACAAACAACGGAGTAATCCATGGCTAACGATGACGAGCGCAGGCCTTATCCGCCAGTTAACTTCATCGCCTCCGACAACTGGCAGCCATACACCAGGCTCATTCCCGCTAACGAAGTGCATGAGTGGATAAAACGGCAAATCCTCAGCGATACCGGAAGCATCCATAACCCTGACCACGAGCACCTGTTAGAGGCTGATCTCTGCTTCATGTGGGCCTCTGACTCGTTTGCGAAGAAAGGGCGCTACGTTCTCGGTCAGGCTGAACAGGTAATGCTACGCGCCGGTGGATGGCAGAAAGCCAGAATGGAACAGCAGATGCATGAATGGTTCGGGCGCATCCCGAAGTTCATCATCACCCTGGCAGCCGATTACTGCTCACAATGCAGCGACCTTGAGTTCTGCGCACTGGTAGAGCATGAGCTTTACCACATCGCACAGGCCACCGATGATTTCGGAGCGCCTAAGTTCAACAAAGAGACCGGGCAGCCAGTGCTTACACTGCGCGGCCACGACGTCGAGGAATTCACTGGTGTCGTACGGCGATACGGTGCCAGCAAAGAAGTACAGGAGCTCGTTGATGCGGCCAATGCGCCTGCTGAAGTGGCTCACATCGATATAGCCAGGTCATGCGGGACGTGCATGTTGAAGCTGGCGTAACGCTTTATTCAGATTGTCATGGAGGTAGCCTGTGGCAGCATTATCGACAGAGGTTAAAGCCTTCATCGTTCAGTCACTGGCCTGCTACGAGACCCCGGTAAAAGTCATTGAGCTTGTAAAGGCTGAATATGGCATTGATGTCTCACGGCAGCAGGTGTCGCAATATACGCCCGGCAACGCAATGGCGGCCAAGTTGAGCCAGAAGTGGATTGACCTGTTCAACGCCACCCGTAAACGATTCCAGAATGAGATCGCCGACATACCGATCGCGAACAAAGCGTACCGGTTGCGCGTTCTCGACCGAATGGCGACCAATGCTGAAAAGATGAAGAACTACGGCATGACCTCGCAGCTTATCGAGCAGGCCGCCAAAGAAATGGGCGATGCCTACACAAATCGCCAGAAAGTCGAGCATACAAGCCCTGATGGCAGCATGACTCCGCAGCCGACAATCATCCAGTTACTACCTGTTGAGCCTAAAGCATGAGTGAAGCCGTTCAACTGCCGATCCCCGCAAAGCTTGCACCACTATTCACCGCCGTGAATAAGCGTTACCGGTGCTCGCACGGTGGACGTGGCAGCGCCAAGACGCGCACATTCGCACTGATGACTGCAGTAAAGGCGTATCAGTCGATGATGAACGGTGAAAGCGGCGTGGTGCTCTGCGCGCGTGAGTTCATGAACTCGCTGGAAGAGTCGAGTATGCAGGAGGTGAAACAGGCGATCCTGTCTGTTCCCTGGCTGGCTTCCAACTTTGATATCGGCGAAAAGTACATCCGCACCATCGACAAGAGCGTTAACTACGTGTTCTGTGGTCTGCGGCATAACCTCGACAGCATCAAGTCGAAAGCGCGCATCCTGCTATGCTGGGTCGATGAGGCTGAATCAGTCAGCGAAATAGCATGGCAGAAGCTGAGCCCGACCGTTCGTGAGGAAGGTTCAGAGATTTGGGTGACGTGGAACCCGGAGCGCGACGGCAGCGCCACGGATAAGCGTTTCCGCAAAGAGGCAGGCGACGACTGCATCACCGTTGAGATGAACTACACGGATAACCCGTGGTTCCCTGACGTGCTGGAAGGTGAGCGGCAGAACGATCAGCGCCGACTCGACCCTGCAACATACGCATGGGTGTGGGAAGGTGCTTACCTCGAAAACTCAGATAAGCAGGTACTGGCCGGAAAATACCGGATCGCTGAGTTCTCGGAAAACCTCTGGAAAGAAGCTGAGCGCCTGTTCTTCGGTGCTGACTTCGGTTTCGCCAAGGACCCTAACACGCTGGTGCGTTCGTTCATCTTGCACAACCGGCTGTACATTGAATACGAGGCATACGGTCAGCAAACTGAGCTCGATCACATGCCGGAGTTGTACGACACGATCCCAGGCGCGCGGGACTGGCCCATCAAGGCCGACTCCGCTCGACCCGAGACGATCAGCTATCTCAAGCGGCAGGGCTTCAACATCTCAGCCGCCGAAAAATGGCAGGGAAGCGTTGAGGACGGTATCGCCCATCTTCGCGGTTTCGACGAAATCATTATCCACCCGCGTTGCAAGAATGTGGCGCGTGAGGCTCGCATGTGGTCGTACAAAACTGACCGCATCACCGGTGAGGTGTTGCCGAAGCTCGCCGATGGCTATGAGCACTGCTGGGACGGTATCCGCTACAGCCTCGACGGTCACATTAAGCGTAAGGGCCAGATGGCCGGGATGATGATTCCGAAACGCCTTCGCTAACCAAACGGACAAACCATGACTGACAAATTAACTCTCGCCGTCAACCATGCGTTGAACGATGCGCGGATGGCGCGCGCCCGTATGGGGTTGTTGGCACCAACGATGGGGCTGGACAATAAGCGCCATTCAGCATGGTGCGAGTATGGCTTCCCTGAGCAGGTCACCTACGAAAACCTCTACGCCCTGTACCGTCGCGGTGGTATCGCTCACGGTGCAGTTGAGAAGCTGGTGGGCAAGTGCTGGCAGACTAACCCGGAAATCATCGAGGGTGACGATGCAGACGAGAGCGAAAACGAAACCGCCTGGGAAAAGAAGTCAAAGCAGGTATTCAACCACCGGTTCTGGCGCTCATTTGCCGAGGCGGATCGCCGTCGCCTTGTCGGTCGTTATGCAGGAATCCTTCTGCACATCCGCGACGAAAAAGACTGGAACCTTCCGGTAACCAAAGGGCGAGGTCTTCAGAAAATATCGGTGGCGTGGGCCGGATCGCTTACGGTGAGCGAGTGGGACACTGGACTGAACTCGAAGACGTACGGCCAGCCTAAGATGTGGCAGTACGCCGAACGGTTGCCGAATGGTTCAAGTCGCCGTGTCAACATCCACCCCGATCGCATTTTCATCCTTGGCGATTACTCAGACGATGCTATTGGCTTCCTTGAGCCAGCATATAACGCCTTCGTGAGTCTTGAGAAGGTAGAAGGCGGGTCTGGTGAGTCATTCCTGAAGAACGCCGCTCGCCAGCTTAATGTCAATTTTGAGAAGGGAATCGACTTCAACAATCTTGCGTCTCTTTATGGCGTGAGCATTGACGAGCTGCAGGATAAGTTTAACGACGTTGCCGGGGAAATGAACCGTGGTAACGATGTTCTGATGACAACCCAGGGGGCCACAGTCACACCGCTGGTCACTGCTGTTGCTGATCCATCAGCGACCTATAACGTAAACCTGCAGACCGCCGCCGCCGGAGTTGATATCCCGACGCGCATTTTGGTTGGTAATCAGCAGGCTGAGCGCTCCAGTACCGAAGACCAGAAATACTTTAATGCTCGTTGTCAGTCGCGCCGCGTGGACCTGTCTTTTGAAATAGAGGACTTCTGCGACAAGCTTATCGACCTGAAGATTATTGATGCAGTCAGCGAGAAGACTGTTATCTGGGATGACCTTAACGAACAGACTGGCACTGAGAAGCTCGCCAATGCCAAAACCATGGCAGAGATTAACCAGACGTTCCAGGGCAGCGGAGAGAATCCAGCGTTCAGTCGTGAAGAAATTCGCACAGCTGCCGGTTATGAAAATGTCGATGAATTCCCGTTAGGAGAAGAGGATGGCGACGAAGAAGGCGAAGCCACCAATTCTACCGCGTAACTATCAGGATCCGACCGGAGCCGATGCGCTGGAACGCCGGGCAATGAAAGACTTCGCCAGGCGGATGAATAAGATTGGCAAATCGTACAAATCAGCACTCGACAAAATACCTTCATCCCTCGCAGTAAACGCCAGATACGAATACCAGCTAAACCCAACGCTTCTCTCCATCATTCTGAACGATGCCAGTTACTTGGTTGATCAGGTGCTGCTTGAAGGTGGCGATTACGACCTGTGGTTTTACGAGTACATCGATCTGGCTTCGGAGAAAGGGACCGGGCAGTCGTTCTACAACCTCAGCCAACAGTCGCCGGTGTACGCCGCTGGTCGTGAGTCGTTAGCGTCCATCCTCGCAAGCGACCAATATCAGCAACGTATGGCGCTGGTGCATGCGCGTGTATTTGAGGAAATGAAGGGGCTGACAGCTGACGTTAAGCGAGATATGGCGCGAGTACTGACTGATGGTGTTGGGCGTGGTCTCAATCCACTGGACATTGCCCGCAACCTGACCGACCAGACCGGCATCGAGAAACGGCGGGCTAACAGGATAGCGCGCACTGAAGTGACTACCGCGCTGCGCCGGGCTAAGTGGGATGAAGACCAGGAGGCGAATGACCTTTACGGCCTTAAAACGCTTCTGGTTCACATCTCGGCTCTGTCACCGACAACCCGACATACCCACGCAGTGCGCCATGCCCACCTCTACACCAACGAAGAGGTGCGTGACTGGTACAGCAAAGATGGCAACTCCATCAACTGCAAATGCAGCCAGCAGTCGGTGCTGGTGGATGCGGACGGCAAGCCGGAATACCCGGACACCATCACGAAACTCAAACAGGAATATAAATCGATGCAGGCGAGCGGTTACGCCTGGGCGGAGAAATAACTCATGAAATTCCAGGTAAACCACGAAGCACAGCGTCCAATCCAGGCACCGAAACATGGTGAGCATATTCAGGTCAACATCACCACAAAGGTGAACAGCCAGTCTATCCGGCGCGAAACATACAACGGGCGTGAGCACCTGGTGCTGCCGAGCTACACACTTCCAGCTAACGTCGTCATGAATGGCGGCTTGTACACGCAAGAGCAAATCGACGCCCACTATAAGGGGCTGGAAGGTACCCTGGCGCCGCTGGGTCACCCTCAGGTTAACGGTCAGTTCGTGTCTGCTTTCTCTCCTGAGGGGATTAACGCAGGCCATATCGGCGCGTGGAACCGCAACGTTAAGAAGTCCGGTAATCGTATCTACCTCGAAAAGTGGGTTGATGTGGCCCGCGCCAGTGAGTCTGAAGGTGGCCGAGAACTACTCGAGCGCGTCGCAGCTATCGAGCGCGGTGATGACGTTCCGCCGATTCATACCAGTGTTGCCGCATTCCTCGACCAGCTTGAACCAAACGAACAGCAACGGGCCACTGGCGCTGAGTGGGTTGCGAAGATTTACAGCATGGATCACGACGCGATCCTTCTGCACGAGGTCGGGGCCGCCACTCCTGAGCAGGGCGTTGGCCTGATGGTTAACGCTGATCTTGCACAGCCGCTTAAGGCTAACTCCGGCGCGCTGGTGGGTGAATCCTACCGGGAGCGCGAGCAGCGTCTCGATCGGGCAGCCAAAGCCAAGTTTGCGCCGGGCACGGATGAATATGCCTGGGTTGCTGACTTCACTGACTCGCAGGTGGTCATCGTGCGAAATGGCGGTGATGCTCAGGTTTACGGTTATTCCGCTGATGGCGGGAAGATCACAATCGACGATACCGGAACCGCAGTAGCGCGCCAGGAGTCGTGGGTGGCCGTCGTCGCTAACAAATTCAAAGCTCTATTCACACCGCAGGAACAGCCTGCACCAAACCACAAAACGGAGGGCGACATGCCTTTAACCAAAGAAGAACTGGAACAAATCGGCAGCATGATCGGCCAGGCTGTTGCGACCAACACGGAAGCGGCTATCAAGCCTCTCGCGGAAAAGGTTGATGCGCTGCAGGCCAATCAGAAGCAACTCGCGGAAACCCTGACCGCGAACTCCCGTGCCGAAGAGAAAGCAAAGCGCGAAGCGGTTGCGAAGGTCCATGGCGATATCGTCGCGAACGCTCTGTCAGGCGAAGCTCTGGACGCGATGTTCAAGTCGCTGGGCGAAGCTGCGCCGCTGGGCACCAACAATGCTCAGCAGCACAAAGAAACCGGCGCACCAGCCGCAGACGAACACTTCAAGTAAGGAGCCGGAATAATGTCACGTTATCGTCGCGTTAATATCGACGGTCAGTCTCTGTACAAGACCGAAACCCGCACTACGGCCGCCGCGCTGCTTCCCGGTACTGCGGCAACTATCAACTCATCCGATAAATTCGCTCAGGCCACCGCGCTAACCGGCCGCCTGTACATCATCGATGTCGGTTACCACCAGGGCCTGAATATCACAGAGGCAATTCCTGCCGGTGATTCAGCTGTCGGCAACTACGTCGAAGAAGGGCGTGAGCTGGCGTTACGCTGCCTGCCTGGCGCGTACAAGAAGGACAGCCCGATCAAGCTGGGAACGTCTGGTCAGTTCACCCTTGCCACCTCCGACACTGATTCAGTGATCGGCTACAGCCAGGATGAATACACCATCGCGGCCAGCACCACCGACTTCATCCGCGTGCGCATGCGCGTTGGCACTGCCGCCGCTGCTGGCGCGTAACAAAAGGACAAAAACATATGTACTTCTCAAAAGAGACGCTGGCGACTAACTCCCGCCTTGGCGGGCACTGGAGTGAGCTGTGGGCAAACCGCAACATGTGGAACCTACAGAACGATTCCATCATTGCAGCTAACCGCGCAATGATGACGCCTGACATGCTGGCTTGTAACGCTGTTGGCGGTTTCTCCCGTGACTTCTGGGCTGAGATTGACAACCAGGTGCTGCAGCTGCGGGATCAGGAAGTCGGCATGGAAATCGTGAACGACCTGATCGGCGTTCAGACCGTGCTGCCGGTCGGTAAAACCGCCAAGCTGTATAACGTCGTTGGCGACATCGCTGACGACGTGTCAGTAAGCATCGATGGTCAGGCGCCGTTCTCCTTCGATCACACCGACTACGCGAGCGACGGTGACCCGATTCCGGTGTTCACTGCTGGTTACGGTGTTAACTGGCGTCATGCTGCTGGTCTGAACTCTGTTGGCATTGACTTGGTGCTGGACTCGCAGATGGCGAAGATGCGCAAGTTCAACCAGAAGCGCGTTAACTACTACCTGAACGGCGATTCAAAAATTCAGGTTCAGTCCTACCCGGCGCAGGGCATCAAGAACCACCGCAACACCAAGAAGATTAACCTCGGTTCTGGTGCTGGTGGTGCGAACATCGACCTGACCAGCGCAACCACGACTCAATATTTTGAGTTCTTTGGTAAAGGAGCATTCGGTACCACCGCACGCACCAACAAAGTAGCTCAGTATGATGTGATGTGGGTTTCCCCTGAGATCTGGGCAAATATGGCTCAGCCGTACGTAGTTAATGGTGTGGTGAGCGGCACTCTCCTGCAGGCTGTTCTGCCATTCGCACCGGTGAAAGAAATCCGCATGAGCTTCGCGCTTACCGGTAACGAGTTTATCGCGTATGTACGTCGCCGTGACGTGATCTCTCCACTGGTTGGCATGGCCGTCGGCGTTGTGCCACTGCCGCGTCCACTCCCTAACGTTAACTACAACTTCCAGATCATGTCTGCTGAGGGTCTGCAAATCACCGCAGACGATCAGGGCCTGTCTGGCGTTGTCTACGGCGCTAACCTGGCGTAAGGAAACAGCATGGCTAAATACGAAGTTGTGCGCCCATGGTTCGGCGTGAAGGTAGGGCAGGTGGTGGAGTTGAAAGAGCTTCACCCGGCGCTGAAGTCTAACGTCCGGCCCATGAATGGTGAGGCAGGCGGAGAACTTACCCCGTCGACGCCTGATGCCGGTACCGGTGAGAAATCTCGCAAAGAGATTATTCAGGGCCGCCTTACTGAACTGGGCATTGAGTTCAAAGGCAACCTGGGCGCTGAAAAGCTCAGTGAGCTGTTGCCGGATGGCGAACTCGAAAAGCTTTTCCCTGCTGAATAACAGCCGCCGCTAAGGCGGTTTTTTTATGCCCCGCTCCGGCGGGGTATTTCACGGAGTCGATAATGGTAACTCTCGAACAGGCGAAGGAATATCTGGAGAGCCAGGGAATTACCATTCCCGATTTTGTTCTTCAGGCTCTCGTCGACCAGGCCAACAGCATTCAGGAGTGTCTCGATGCGCATTATCCTGCATCGACCGCGCTGCTGATTCAGCTCTATCTACTGGCGCTTATGGGGCTCGGGCAGGGGGATAAGTACATCTCCAGCCAGACAGCTCCAAGCGGGGCGTCTCGCTCGTTCCGGTATCAATCGTTTACCGATCGCTGGAAGGCCTCGGTTAACCTGTTGCGCGGGCTGGATAAGTACGGTTGTGCAACCTCCCTTATTCCTGCCGACCCTACTGCCGCCCCAGCATTCGCTGGTATCTGGATCGGCAAGGGCGGCTGTATGTGCGGGGGTAAGTGATGACGTACAAATCAGTGACTGAAGGCAAGCCGAAGCCTCTCACCCGCGTATGGGTAGAAACCGACACCGGGCGGGAGACTACCGGCTACGTGAAATCGGACGGTGAGTGGTTCATCAACTGCCCGCGCATCCGGGCGACGGGCGCGAAGGTGCTGAGGTGGAAAGAATGACAGAGCGAGTGAAGAAGGCGAGCGATAACCGTTTATCGTTCATGTGCCCAGGGTGCGGTAGTCGGCATGTGGTGCAGGTTGGCATTGGCAATGGCCCGCAGTGGGGATGGAATGGAAGCATGGATTATCCAACGCTAACCCCAAGCGTTTTAGTTACTGGCTTCATGCCCAGCGATGATCCGGATGAGTTTGGCGACGCTACGAAAGACAAGCCTTTTACTTGCCATTCATTTGTGACAGATGGGCAGATTCAATATCTGAATGACTGCACGCATAGCATGGCAGGCATGACGGTGCCGCTACCAGAGCTTTGAGGGGGTAGCGATGTCTAGCGTTGCGAATTGGTCATACACAGCCACGGCGACCATCTGGCGCAAGTTGGAAGGTAATGACGAATACGGCGATCCGCTTGGCTATTCCGAACCTGAGCAAATCCTATGCGATTACGAGGGCGGGCTCAGCAAGAAGTTAGCCAACCTTGGCGCTGAAATCGTCGTGAAGAACACCGTCTGGACGGAGTTCGCGCTGGCCGCCGCCGGTGATTATCTGCTGATTGGCGTATCGACCGAAGCCGACCCGGTTGTGGCCGGTGCCGACGAGGTGCGGCAGGTTATCCGCTATGCCGACACATTCGAGCGGCTGGCGGATGATTACGCCATCCTGACGGGAGTGTAGCCATGGGTATCAAAGCCAGAGGGATTAAGGAGTCAAAGAGAAACCTTGATCGCATAATGAAGGATGTTCAGAAGCGGAAACTTGTCAGGGGCATGCATGCGGCGTTGATTATCGGAGCAGATCGGGCAGCACTTTACACCCCGATAAACATTTCAACCTTAATTAACAGCCAGTATCGCGAGGTTGAGGTTAGAGGCGTTGTCGTGACTGGTAGGGTTGGCTATTCAGCAAACTACGCTGTTTATGTCCACGATCCAGACGTCCCGCAAACATTCCGCAGAGCTACAGCCAAAAAGGAATTTCTTACTCTTGGCATGAATGAGACCAGAAACCAGATGCAAGCGGCGCTACTCAGGGAGCTTTCAAAATGACACCTGCCATGTATGAGCGCGTGCGTAACTACTTCGTTGATGCCGGGCTTACCACTGGCTTCATTGTTCAGCTGCTGGCGTGGGACGACACGACAAAGTTAACTGACGCATTCATCGTGTTCCGGCCTAACGGCGGTACCGACATCAGAAATGACCTCGGATCTGACCACTACGTGCTGGTGGATGTCATCTCAGCCAAGGACAAGCGCCGCGCAGCTGCTGAGAAGGCTCAGGAAATCATTAATTATGTCGAACAGAATGACATTACCGACGAATGCCTTGGCCTGATTCAAAACCTCGGCAATATGCCTGCACCTATCCTGACCGAAGATGGCCGCCTGGTTTTCAGACTCCAGTTCATGTGCGTTTACGGCGAATAACCCAATCACCAACCCATCAGGCTGCCATCCGGCGGCCTTTTTTATTTGAGAGGTACACATGCAAGGCTGTGCTAATGATTTTGGCAAGCTGATCGGGAAAGTAGCTGTGCTACGCATGGCCTTTGGCTGCCCCGACGCAGTGCCAGCGCTTTCCGAGTGGAAGCGTCTCGGCGCTATGACGACTAAGGGCATCGACTATTCGATGAATACCATCAACTCCGAGGCAGATGATGCTAAAGGGCTGGTGGAGAACCTGGTCAACAACATGGATCTGACGATCTCCGGTGAAGGAGAAATTCGCAAATCTGATAAAGATGACGAGATCGGTGCGTGGCGTCTGTCGAAGTACATCTTTGACGAGGTACAGGCAGGCCGTCAGCCTAACCTGTGGGTGCGTTTCGATTTCGCTGGTGTAAACGCGGGAACTTATATTCAGGGCTACATGAACACCACTTCATGGTCTGCTGACTTCGGTACCAACGATATTTCAACCTTCTCCGGCGAGTGGAAGGTCTACGACGCCGACACCGTTGTGTTTGAAGTCGCAGATTCTATCGCGGCCACTGGCGTTGAAGTTACTCCTGCAACTGCTTCCCTGGTCGTTGGCGCAACCCAGCAACTCAGCGGCGCGGTTCAGCCTACCGATGCGACGAACAAAGCGATCACCTGGACGACCTCGGCACCATCTATCGCAACCGTCAGCTCAACCGGTCTGGTAACAGCAGTCGCCGCCGGCACCGCGACTATTACGGCTACAACCGCAGATGGTGACTTCACCGATACCTGCGCCGTGACCGTGACTGCCGCACCGTAATCACTACAAAGGGCGGCGTGCTGCCCTTGATACTGGTTATGGAGAGCGATATGACACCCTTGAAAGAGATTGGCGAGTGCATGATTGGTGCTGGAGAGCGGGAATATTTCTTCCGGCCATCGTTCCGTAACATGACGCGTATCGGTGAACCAGAGCATATCGTCCGCACTTTCTACGCGCTGTTCAATGACGATGTGGCAAAGATGCTTGAGGCGGCGCGAGAGATTCACAGTGCTATACCTGAGCATCAACGTAAGTTCTACGCCCACTATTTCGGTGATGTTTCTCTACCGCGATGGGCGTTGGATGCAGCAGGTTCAGCAGCTTTTGTGCGTGAGGCATTGCTCTCGGCTATTAACGTCATTCAGTCATGCTGTGACGAGGACGTTTCAGAACTGACAGGATGGCATGAGCCTTCCCGCACTGGCAGGCGCACATTTGTATGGCACCGAGGAGCGCTTCCGCCAGAGAACCTGATTCTGATAGCTCAGTCACTGATCATGCATGGCATAATCGGCCGGGCGAAGGTTCGTAAACTGCAGAAGCACGAAAGCAAGGAAACGACGCCGGAGTTTCATGCCACTGAATACATCATGGCGGCGAGAAACCATTTCGGGATCAGCAGGGAAGAGGCTGAAAACCTTACCATGACCGAATTTGCCATGATGCTTAACGCCAAATACCCTGACCAGAAAGGCTTCACTAGGGAAGAGTACGACGCTGTTATGGACGATGACGATCGCCGCTGGCAGGAAATGGTTGAGCGCGAAAAATCAGCAAAAAAAGCGGCCTGAGTTAATAATGAATGTACCGTAATCGCCTGACCGGGCGTAATATGGATCGACAATAAAACTCTGGGGATAAGAGTGAAGAAAATACTTTTGGCTTTGGCTATTCCGCTGGTTCTGGCTGGCTGCAAGCCGGGTGAAGAAAAGGCAATTTCTTTGGCGCAATCAGAAGTTTCAGCAAACCTGCTTGATCCAAGCAGTGCGCAATTCCGCAACGTGAAAGTTGCAAAAATGATGGATGCTGACGAGGGCCGGGTCTTTGCTATAGTTTGCGGGGAAATTAATGGCAAGAACGGTTTTGGGGCCTATGCAGGGTTTCACCCATTCTTCGTTGAGTTGAAAATGAAATCGAAAGGTATGTTCTCGAAAGGCGTCGATTATACGCTTGGCGAACATTTCCTGAGTTCGCGAGAAACGCCGCCACCGCCAGCCTATACCGAACGATGCCAATAAACGACACGAATAACTAACCCACCTCTCGGTGGGTTTTTTTATGCCCGGAGAAAAGTGATGTCTGAAAAAGCAGGCGAGATTTATTACGACATCGAGGCCGATGTTTCTGGCTTGCTGAAGGCGCAGGGAAAGGCCAATAAGTCACTCGACTCAATCGGCAACTCTGCCACAACAGCAGCCAAAAAGATGGATGAGCTGCAGACCAATATCAACCGCGTGGCCGGGGCTATTGCAGCTTCACTCGTTGTTGACTGGGGAAAGGCATTCCTCGTAGCTGCTGACAACATGAGTCAGCTCAATGCGCGCATTGAACGCCTGACAGGCAGCGCTGCGGCCGCTTCGCAGACAATGCAGAACCTGATGCGTATCAGTTCGGCAACGGGCGGTTCTCTACAGGACACCGCTAAGCTGTGGGAGACTCTCAGCACGGCGTTGCGCGATACCGGTGCGACCAACGGCCAGATCATCCAACTCACCGAAACACTTCAGAAAATCGGGCGCATCGGCGGATCATCATCAGAAGAAATGGCGAATGCTCTTCGTCAGTTCGGCCAGTCGATCTCCTCTGGCACTATCCGGGCTGAGGAATTCAACTCCATTCTGGAGCAAATGCCTGAACTGGCGCGCCAGATTGCCGCCGGGATGGGCGTAAGTATCGGTGAACTGCGTCAGTTGATGCTGGACGGAAAACTGACGGCAGAAGACGCGCTGAACGCCATCCAGAAACAGACCGGGTCGGTCAACGCTGAGTTCGAGAAACTACCGCGTACACTTTCCCAGGCAAACACCGCGCTTACCAACTCATTCCTGTCCATGATCGACTCAGTTAACCAGGCTACTGGTGCGAGTTCAGGGATGGTAACGGTAATCGACTCGTTAACAGCAGCGTTAGATAGATTGGCAGGAAAAGCTATTTCCGCAGATGCTCAGATCTCTGATCTGAACAGTACGGCAGAAATGTTCAACCGCCGAGCGCGCACCTGGTCATGGCTTGGACTTGACGGATGGGAAGCGCAAAACAAAGCCCTGGCTGGGCTGAGCAATAAGGCAGCCATGCTGGTTGGCGATCTGGCCGCTGTTTCCAAAGCATCACAGACCGCCGCCAACACCAAGCCGATCGAGATAAAGGCCACTGCAACGACCACTGGTAGCAAGTCGAAAGGTGGAGCATCAGCAGCCCAGAAAGAGGCGGAGCAGTACGCTAAAGCGCAGGAGACTGTTAACCAAAAACTGGATGAGTTGCGGCAGAAGGCAGAGTTGTCAGCCGGTAGTGTTGGTGAGTTATCGCGCGCTCAGGCCGTGCTTAACGCGCAGCAGTCTCTAGGCAACACCGCCACGCAGGAGCAACTCATGCTTGCCGGACAGCTGGCAGGCAAAGCCTGGGACAATGCAAACGCATTGCGTGAGCAGGCTAAGGCAGAGCGGGAGCGCACCGAGGCAGCCAATAAGTTCAGCACCATCCAGGGTAAAACCAGTAAAACCGCCGGGCTTGATAGCCAGTATCAGAAAGACATTGCTGATATCCAGCAATATGCCCAGCTTTACCCGCAGAAGATAGGAGAGGCTGAGGCGGCGCGCGCGGCTATCGAACAGCAATACCGGGATCAGCGCAACGCGGCAATGTGGGAAGAATGGGCGCAGCAGAACGCGGCCACACAGGCAGCAGCGGCGGCGTTCGACTCTCTTGGTTCGGTGGCCAGCAATGCACTGACGGGCATTGTCACAGGCAGCATGTCAGCCAGCGATGCGATGCGAAGCATTGGAATGACCGTGCTTAACAGCGTGGTTAACTCATTCGTCCAGATGGGTATTGAGTGGGTGAAGTCTGCCATCATGGGACAGGCCGCACAAACGGCAGCCATAGGCACTGTTACGGCCGTACAGACGGCAGCGGTAGCCACGCAGACGGCGACCAGTACAGCAGCGGCAGCAACGACGGCCGCAGCATGGACTCCGGCAGCCATCTTGTCCTCGATTGCTTCGATGGGTACGGCTGCGGCTATCGGTCTCGGCGCGGTAGCTGGTGTTATTGGTGCTAACCTGCTGGGCAAGCGTAAAAATGGAGGCCCGGTTACTGCTGGCGGAATGTACCAGGTAGGTGAAGGCGGGATGCCGGAGATTTACCAGGCCAGTACCGGTAAGCAGTACATGATACCGGGCGATAACGGCAAGGTGATCAGCAACAAGGATATGCAAGGTGGGAATGGTGTAATAATCAACAATATCGTGCAGAATTACACCTCTGCTACTGTTGATTCTCAGGGAACTGTGAACTCAGATGGTAGCATTACCCTCACTACGATTATCGCGGATTTGAATAATGGTGGCCCGATAAGTCAGGGTATAACCAGTAATTTCAACGTGAAAAGAACCCCGAACGGTCAGGGATAAGGAGATTTACGTGGTTATTGAGCCGGGCGAAATGCAGTCGATACCAACTGAGATAGGTAAGCCACATAAGATATGCCCGAATAGGGCGGTTGAGTTTGTCTTTACTCTAAATGATGGATCAACAATTAAGGGTATAGCGCCTGCTGGCGAAGATCTGGCATTTACCAATAATGGCGATATCGTTGACATAAAAATCAATATTTACGAGGCGCCATCCGGGCCCCGGCTTGTTGATTAATCAAACCCGCTTCGGCGGGTTTTTTAATGCCTGGAGTTTAGATGCCAATTATCGACTATCCCGACTGGCTTCCGCTGGCGCAGAAGGCCAGCAAAAATATGACGCTAGATACCGGGTTCCAGACCGATCAGCCAGCGGTCGGCCCGGCTATCTTCGAAAACCTAACCGAAGACCTGAAAGTGACCTGGTCACTGACATGGATCTTCACTCTGGCGCAGGATCGCGCATTTCAGCAGTGGCTGCGCAGCCCTAACTATCTCAACCGTGGTCTGAACTGGTTTCGGATGAATATCAATCTTGGCGGCAGTGGATTGCAGCTACAGGAGCTCCACTTCACGCAGATGCCGGTGCAAACCAGTATCGACGGCGGGGTGGTGACCTGGACAGGGACGGTTATCGCGAACCACCTTTACAACGCCGACGACGAGTTCGACGATATCATTGTTGAACTGCCGCCACCTTGGGATTCGTGGCTGGATATCGTTGTCACTGGTTATCCTGACGGGCGCGACCCGGAATCTTTACCGAGAGTGCCGTAATGCCTACCTTCAGAGCTTATAAGCAGCAGCGCCCGACGCGTGGTCTGTACGATACCATCACGTTCTACCATCCATCCTTTGGCTATGTCCGCCTGGTCGACAAGCAGTTCTTTGCGAAGACGCTAGGCGGCCAGACATACACGCCAGCGCGCTTTGAAATAGAAGAGAGTCAGCAGAGCGGTACGCCGGTGATCGACGCGACGGTGAAGCTTGGGCGGCTATCGTCGGATATCAAAGCGCTGATGAAACAGTGGAAGGGTGCCGCCCGTCTGACGGCCATCACGGCCACTAGGCAGGTCTTCGACAGCGGGGACGTGTCTGTGCCGATTAAGTCGTGGCAGCTATACGTCAAGACGGTGGATATCGATGCCGACGCCGCATCGGTCACTCTGTCCGTCACCAACCCGTTGAACAACAACATCGGAAGGCTCTATGACCCAACGGAATATACCGGCCTGCAGTACCTCTGATTTTGTTCGGAAGGTGATCGGCGTGCCGTGGGCTAACCGGGCCTGCTCTTTCGAGAAGGTCGATTGTTGGGGCCTGGTGGTGCTGTATTACCGGCACGTTCTCGGCATTGAACTGCACCAGACGCCGGACTACGAAGCCGGTGAGGACTTCTTCACCTGCTACCAAGGTGATGTCGTTTTCTGGCGCCCGGTGGATAATCCGGTCGAGGGTGGGATATTCGTCGGGTATCGCGGCGCGCAACCGGCGCATGTTGGTCTGGTACTGAACCGTCAGGTGCTGCACTCGCGCGGCGAGAATGGAAGCGTACGCATGGACTCGTTGCTGGTCATTCAGCGGGCATTTACAAAGGTGGAGTATTTTTCGTATGGCGTTGATTGAACTCCAGCGTTTCCCGGGAACGCCAAAAGAACGCTACAGGGTGCCAAACGGCACCATTTTTTATGACTGGCTGGCGGCCAATGACGCTACCTTTCACCGCGATCTGCTCATCGTCCGCAACGGCGTTAAGTTAGGCGACGATGAAGAACTGGCATTTGAACTGCGCGAACTGGACCGCATCCAGATATTCGACCAGCCGAAGGGTATCATTGGCGACATTCTCAGCCCGATTTTCAAAGTTGTCGGCGCGGTCTTCTCGTTCCTGGCTCCCAAACCGGCGATCGCTAATACCGGCGGCAACACGATCGACTCGCCAAACAATAGCCTGACCGGCCAGACGAATACGGCGCGCGTCTACAAAGCAAAACCAGACATCTACGGGCAAATCCGTTCGTTCCCGGACCTGATTCAGGAGTCGCTGTTCGAATACGTGCGCCAGAGCGACACGGATGGCGGCCTGAAGTACGTTACTGAGTGGATGTGCATCGGGATCGGAAAATATGATTACGAGTCTGTGCGTTATTCAGAGTCCAGCCTTGGAAGCATGGCCGGTGCAGAGTTCCAGTTTTACCAGCCGGGCGAAGTGATCCCCACCATCAACGAAGGATACGGTTTCGACGACGTGGACGGCCAGGAAGTGCCCGGGCAAAACGAATCGGATAATTTCCCGATCGAGACTGCTACGGCCACCACGGTTGTGAGCGGAACTTACTCCGGCGGGCAGATTGCAGTAAAAATCATCAAGCAGGCTGAGTTTGATTACTTCATGGGACTGGTCCTGCCGCACGCCGTTACCTTCACGATTAACGTTACCTACAGCACACCAACCGGCAACGTTACGCAGGATGTCGATTTCTCCGGTACGCTGATTTCAGCTGTCGAAACTAACGACGGCGCGGTGGTTAACCCGGTCCGGTGGTACACATTCACGATGGGGGATCTGATTGGCCCTCCTGACGTGCCGGCAACGGCGACAATCAACACGACGAAATTCATCCTCAACGATAACGAAGCGCTCGTGGTAGGACCGTTCTTCTCGCCGGTCGAGTCCTCTCAGTTGTGGCTGCATACTCAGGTGCAGCTGGGTGGGAAAAAGTCAGCTGACTGGAAGGTCACGATCTGGAAGATTGACGATGACTACAACCAAGTGCCGGGAACTCAGCAGACGTTCACCTACCATCAGGGAACGCCGCACAAATCATCGAGCGAAGTGTTTTACCGCACTGACAAGCTGACGCCGACCGGTGGTTTTGGCAAATACGCTATTAACTTCCAGCGCACAGATAACTCGAGTGATGCATCTATCCTGAAGGTTGAGGAGATCCACTCGGTTAACGTCAGAACCAACGTGGTGCATCCAACCGATACGCTAGTGCGCGTGAAGGTAAGGGCGACGGAGAACGCCCTAGGCAGCCGTGACCGAAAATACAACGCACTGGTGACGCGTCATACCATCACATACGACCTGGACACGCAGACGGTGGATTACACGCTGCGTCCTTCGCGTTCGTTCGCTGATGCAGTAGCACACACCTGGCTGATTATGGGTGAGCAGCCGGTCAGCAGCATTGACCTGTACGGGCTGTACTCGATTGCTGAAAGCCTGCCTGATGAGCGCCTGGGTTATTTCGACTATACCTTTGACGACGAGAACGACTCTCTCGGAGACCGGGTGCAGGCAATCTGTAATGCGGCGTCTGTGTTGGCTTACTGGGATGACGGGGTGCTGACATTTACACGAGATCAGAAGGTAGACTACCCGGATGCAGTGTTCAACCGGGCAAACATGAAGACGGACGAGTACAAAATGACGTACGAGGCCACTTTGCCTGGTGGATATGAAGGTGTGCAAACGTCATACGTTCACCCGACCACGAACAACAAGACGTACATCAACTACCGTGTGTTGAACGGAGCTATCGTCGAACAGGAAGCGGAAAACCCGAACAAACTTGAGATAGTCGGCTTCCGTAACGAGTATCAGGCGCGGGAACGCGCGCTGCGCGAAACTAAACGCCTGATCTACTCCAGGGTGAAGATGAACGCCAAAGTGTTTGAGGATGGAATCATTCAGGTTGGAAGCGTCATTCAGATGCCTGACATCTACGACAGTAACCAGCAACAGGGATACATCACCGGTCGTGCCGGGAATAACTTCGATACCAGCGAGCCGATCACGTTTACTGGTTCGATGTATGTGCTGGTGACCGACAGTCTGGGTAATCCCACGTTGCGCTATCCGGCGACAGCCCGCAGCGACACGAAATACGGATTCACCGCGGCAATACCCAACATTCAGCTCAACATATGGAACGGAGAAACTGTGCAGCTCCCGTCACGCTATCTCATTGCGACAGTGGAGGAACTGGACAGTCAGCTATGGACAGTCAACAGCATCAAGCCGAACACCGATAACACGGTATCTCTTACAGTCGCGGAATACAGCGACGCCATCTATCAATAAGAACCGTCCCGACCAACCAGACCCGGCCACCGCGCCGGGCTTTTTTATGGAATAAATATGGCCACGCAACCAACCAATCTGCCAGTACCAAGCGAATCTCCGTTCGATTTCAAATTTAACGCAGGGAAAATTGACGAGTTCGTCACTTCGATGGGATGGACCTACACTGATCGCTTTGGTCAGAAGCACTACACCATCGAGGGCATCAATTACCTTGCGCAGCAGGCCATGAACGCCTTCGGTTACGTTATCCTTACCGGGAAAACATTCACCACCGGCGCGACAATCAACAACCCGAATGAGGTGCTGCTGAACACTGCCGACGGCGAATATTACAAATGGACTGGTTCGTTTGCTTCAGGCCCGAAAGTTGTTCCGGCCAACTCAACCCCAGCCAGCACTGGTGGTATTGCGCCTGGGGCGTGGATTGGGGTAGGGGATGCGTCATTGCGGGCTGCGCTTGCAGCGGTGAGTGGCGCTGGTCTGGTCGGGGTCTCGGTTGGCTCTGTCTATCCTGCTGGTACAGTCGGCTCTGCCATTCAATACCGCACTCCTCAGATGTATGGTATTGAACCAAGCACCACAAACATCATTGGCTCCGGTCTGGATGCTATGTTTGCCGCGGGCGGGGATATTCGTTTCGAGAAGCCTGGTACATATATCACTGATAGAACATGGGTACTTAGAAGCGGAACCCGCTTGTGGATTGGTCCAGGCGTAACAATCAAGCTTGCTAATTCTTCAAACGTACCGGTATTTAAGAATTACGCATACGCTAATTCGGCTACAAATGACTCGTTCATAGAAATTTGGGGGCCAGGCACAATCGACTATAATGGCGCAAACCAGACTGTTGTCGGTCTTGGGTCTATGGCGTCAATCCTTAAAGGAATAGGCAGCCTAAGAATTGGTGGCGGTATTAAAGTTATTAATGCCAACAAATATGCTTGGCTGATATGTAACATCACCTATCTCACGGCTGATGGTCTTAATTTTGATACTATCAGCGACGGCCTACACTGCCAGCCACCAATCCGCCATGCCTACATTCGTAACCTTAAGGGTAAAACTGGCGATGATATGTTGGCATTCACTATCGGAGATTATGCTAACTATAACATTAGCGAGCCAGGGGACTTTTCAAATATTGATGTTGCCGGGTTATTCTGCGAAAGCTCGTTATGCGCTGTGAAAATGACGGGTGATGGCACGGGTAATTTTGTCCGCTTCCGTGTTTCAGGTATCTACGGTGACACCCTGCACTCTGTTTTTCGCATATGGGGTGATACTAACCTGACGAAAACGATGGTTAAAAACATTACTATAGAGGACATCTATGCAATCCCAGGGGCTGCGTACAGCACTGTAGAAATTGATGACAGAGGTTTTGGTGCATCAGGTTACAGTATTGAGATTGACGAAATTCATATTAAGAATGTTTACTCTACAAATTTAACTCTTGAAACGGTCAGATTTGCTGGTAGCTTCGGTTCTGTAATACATAATGCGATTCTTGATGGGTTGCCTAGGAGTGCGATTATTGCCTTTGGTGTTAATAACACAACTACTGCTGTTGATAATTTGACCGTAAAAAATGGGAATATTATTTTCCCTGATAATGCAAACGCGGCGGTTGTTGTAAATCGTGGAACAATTACGAATTTGAACATTGAAGACGTAGTGTGCAATTTTGTAAGCACAAACAATGGACAGGTCGCGAGATTGATTGCAGGTTGTACTGTGACAAGATCTAACTGGGTCAATGTATATCAACTGCGTGGTCAGCGCGGGTGGAACCACATTACATCGGCAATGACTGGTAGCACAGAGCTTAACTTAGTTAACTATACATGCGATGGTGATGGACGTATCGCCCAGGTAACTGGATCTACATTGACCATTAGGATGTCTAACTGCCGCCGCATTAATGATAGCGGCGCTCAGACTGCGTTCTTCGCCAGCGGAGGATCTATCACGCTTTCTGGCAGTATTGAAACCGGTTATAACACAATAGGATCAAACTCTGGCGGTGTAATTAAGACAACGCCAGGCGTTCACAATATCCCATGTAACGTTGATCTTCTCACATCCGTTGATGGTGCGAGCGTACATAACCTGAATACCTCTCTTTCCTGTGGGGCTGGAAGGGTGTTGGTGCAAACCAAGGTATGGAAAAACCTTTTCTCTGGGGCTACTTATACAAGTAGCATATAAATACACTCCCCCTCCCCAGTATCTGGAGGGGGGGCTTTCAAAAGCTATTTACACTCTGTCTTCGTGAAATCAAATACAACAGTTGAGCTTTCTTTATCAACTAAAATGTTATAGTTGTTAGAGTTTCTGACATTTTTAAATGTACATAAACTCGATTTAAGGGACATGTGATAATCAAAGCTTTGAAATTTCTTATCCAAATCAAAATGCATCATTTGGGTGTGACCCCAGACCCATTGATTATTTATTGTTGGTTGTATAAGCTTTGAAATTATTGGGTATTTTTTTGCTGCCATCCGAACTTCAGGCGATAACGACACCCCCCCTCTGAAAGCAATAAATTGATAACTGTTCAAACCAAGGTTATTTAAGTCAGACATCATCAATTGAATTATCGCATTCTCATACTTTTCTTGGTTGTTAAGTGAGTTAGCGTAAGCATAGGTAACCCCTAAAGAGTATAGAGCATAGACTGTAAACAAAATTCCGCATATTAATTTATAAATTTTTGTGCGAGAGAAGGCCCAAGTAGAAAGTACTGCAAAGAAGAAGCATGCAATTCCAAATGCCATTAGAACCCTGGGAGATAGCACTGGATCCCTCAGGAGCATCATGGGGCCTGTTATCATGCACAAAACTGCCACTGGAGAAAATACAATGACTAAAAGCTTCATTATCTTCTCAGGCTTAGAGGAACTGCATTTAACAAACGCTATTTTTATTAACGCAATTAAAGATAATGTTAACACCACTATACTAAAGATTATAAATGGTGTAGTAACAACAAGACTTAGCATATTTCCAAATTCGGAAATGTTACGTGATACAACCGTTAAGGCATCATTTATTCCTGAGGTCGCAAGTTCACTATGCCTTAGATTATAACTACCAACTAAAAAGTACGGCGAAATGAATGTTGAATATATAATATAACTAATAGCCAATCCGCCAATGGATGCGATTATTGATAATAATCCATTGTGAGTGTCGCCTAACCTAAATAAGTTTAATACGTATAAAATAGCGAATATTATATATATGTTAATTGATGCCTGATAGATGCACAAAATTAGAATTACAGAAGCACAGCAATATAGAAATTGTTTTTTTAAATTAACGGCTTTTACTGCAAAAGGAATTATCGCGCACAGCACGGATATCGACATTGGGAAGGCATCATATTTATATGATAGATTTTCCAACAAAAATGGGCTTGAAATTGCAACCATTGAAATGATGGCAGCAACGTACCCGTCAAATTCAGTGAGGAATGCTTTTGCAGAAAAGTAAACACTTAGCGATAAGATGCTCAAGGCAAGCAATTGCGGTAGAGGAGATATGTCTGGCAACTGAGGCCCAAAGCTCAAAGATAGAAATAAAAGATCGGCAAGAGGCCTGCCGTTCTCAGACCACTTTGAATAGCCGTAAATAGATCGCCCTAAATCATCAACGTAATAGTGACTTGATAAAATAATAGGAATGAAGAATATCAATGAAATAAGCATTATCATTGAAAAAAGCTTTTTGTCTAAATTGAAACGAAGCAT